GTTTATTAACACAAGCCACAGGATTAAACTTTAAACCTGACCTAATATGGACACTTTCTAGCAGTAATGCCACACATAATTTAGCTACAGACTCTAGTATAGGTGTTCATTACGATCAACTTTGGTCAACAGATAGTTATAATAATAATGATACAGCAGGTATTAAAGCATTTAATGCACCTACATCTAGCACTAGTGGAGATGGTGGTTTTAGATTAGGTACATCAACCAATCATAATGATCCTAATGGAAGAGTTTATTACACATTTAATTGGAAAGCCAATGATAATTCAGAAACAGCAAATGATGCAAGTGCTACAAGTGTAGGTACAGTTGATTCTGTATATCAAGCAAATACTGAAGCGGGATTTAGTATTGTTGAATATACTGGAACTGGTACTGATCCAGGTGGAGATGGTGTAACAATCGCTCATGGTTTATCAAAAAAACCCGAAGTTATATTTCATAAAAATACGGAAAGTACAACATCAGGAAATAATTATTGGACAATGTGGTTTGAGGGTCTATTGGCAGATGCTAATTTATTTCCAAGTAGAACTAACAAAAGAAATGCTTCTGGTTGGCGAGGTTACAATACTATAAGTAGTACAGTTTTTTCTCCACCAGATGCTAACTATGGAAACGTAAATGGTGAAAAATTTATAGTTTATCTTTGGCACTCTGTTGATGGATATTCTAAAATGGGTCAATTTATAGGAAATGGCAGTACAGATGGTACATTTGTTTATTGTGGATTTAAACCTGCCTTTGTTATGACAAAAACATGGGAAACAAATACAAGTGCATGGATGATATATAGTCCTTTATATGAAATTGATAATCCTAGTGGATTTTTAACATTAAATGCAGCAACAACTTATCAAGATTATAATTATTGTGATTTTTTAAGTAATGGATTTAAAATAAGAGATAATGGATCAGAAGCTAATAGAACTGGTGAGCCATATTGGTTTATGGCATTTGCCGAATCACCATTCAAGTATGCAAACGCTAGGTGATATTAATAGATAGGAGATAATAATGCCTTGGAAACATAATGGAAGAACCATACAAATAGGATCAGCATGGGTCAGTGATGACAATATAAAATATCCTCGTCAATGGAATAATCTTACAGATGCAGAAAAAAAGTCTGCTGGACTTGTTTGGGAAGATGATCCAGTTGTAGAAACTTTTGACAATAGGTTTTATTGGGCAAAAGATAAAGAAAGGTCTTTAGCTGACGTTTTGGTAGTTGATCCTGATGGAAGTAAAATGGTTGATAGAGATGGAAATCAACTTGTAGAAAAAGGTCTTAAATCAATTTGGATTGAAAAAACAAAAACACAAACAAATTATTTACTTTCTTTTTCAGATTGGCAAGTAACAAGAAAAGCTGAAAAGGGAACTGCTCTAGCGTCTGCTACAGCCACATACAGAGATGCAGTAAGAACTGCTTGTGATACAATAGAAACAAAAATAAATAATTGTTCTGATCTTGCTGCTTTTAAAACATTGTTTGTAGAACCAACTGACAGTGATGGTAAAGTAACAGGCAATCCACCCATTGTAGATTTTCCAGATGGGATTTAATAATGCCTATAACAAAGTTACAATTCAGACCTGGTATAAATAAGGAAACAACTTCCTATTCAAATAAAGGTGGCTGGAATGATTGTGATCTTGTTCGTTTTCGCTTTGGGTATCCAGAAAAATTAGGTGGTTGGGAGAAATATTCACCAAACACTTTTCTTGGATCATCAAGATCTTTACACACATGGGCAAATTTACAAGGTAATAGTTATTTAGGTATCGGCACAGAAATAAAATTCTATCTAGAAGAGTCACAAGGCTACAATGATATTACTCCCTTGAGACGTAAAGTTGTTAGTGGTCAAGTTGTTTTTGATTTAGATGGTCAAACAGTTGGTGCAGACGTAACAGGTGTAGTAGGAACTACAGCAGTTGGAAGTAATGTAGTAGTTCCAGTTTTACCAGATGGTGTAACTTCTACTGGTGAGATAGGAACATCCGATCAGCAAGTAACCACACCAGCAGGCATAACTTCAATAGGCACTGTAACTGTAACCACGACTGTTGTACCAACTAATACAACAATCACAGATTTTGTAGATGAGGGATAATGGCAATAACTTTTATATCTGCGACTGATAGCACAAGTGTTACTGTGAATGACTCTGGTCACGGAGCCATAGCTGGAAGTTTTGTTACATTTAGTAATGCTAACACAGGTAATCTTGGTTTAAATTCGAAACTCAACAATGAATTTTCTATAACTTCTGTGACAAGTGCTAACAGTTATGTCATTACCCTTAGTGATAATGCAGACGCTGCACTGTCTAGTGCAGGTTCGGCTGATGCAGAATATC